CTAGTATTGTTACTGTCACCAGCATCTGTAATAAATACATCTAGTGTGTCTGTTGTGGTTAGAATATTAGCAAAACGAAGACCTACAACCGCATCATCGCTGTTTGCTGTAAAGATAGTGGTAGCAGAATTTGATATTCTTTTACCATTTGATTCACAATCTTGTGCCATATTTTTCTCCTATTTCGTTATATCACAGCGCGATCGCCATCGCAACCGCGAACCCTGGTGATGCATATAATGTATCTGTGGATACACCACCAATTGTAATAGCATCTGCCTCTAATATACCATCTATATCTGCATTTCCAGAAATGTCTAAAGTTGCTGCGTCAAGCTCGCCTGTTAAAGTTATGTTTCTAAAACCTGTTATATCTTTGTTTGAGTCCACAATTACAGCTAGTGAAGCTGATACAGTCCCTGCTGTAATACCATCTAATAAATTTAATTCTGCTGCTGTAGAAGTTACTGCGGTGCTAGCTATAGAAAGAGCATCTGTTTCTAGTGTACCATCAATATCAACATTACCAGAAATATCTAATGATCCTGCTTGTAGTGCGCCGTCAGCTACAGTTAAATTCCCGGTGCTCGCTCCGGTAGCCTCGGTTGTACCTAACACGAATGTGTCATTACTTTCATCCCACATAAATATTGCATTGTCACCTGTAGAACCACGTTCAATCACAATACCTGAGTCATTACTATTGGAACTCGCACCGTTGTTTAACTCAATTAAATTATCAGATACAACCATGTTAGTTGTAGCGACTGTTGTTGTCGTGCCATTAACTGTAAAATTACCACCAATAGTTACATTATCTGTTACTGTAAGACTATCTACAAAAGCATCTTTCCATCTAACTCCAGTTGATCCAAGATCAACATCGCTGTCAGATTGTGGTCCAAATATATTGTCGCCTAAATAAACTTGTTCTACGTTTGCTGCATAAAAATGTATTTCATCTGCTGTTTCAAAATCTATTTTAGTTTGATCGTCTTCACCTATTTTTATATCGGTTGCTAATAAAGACGTGATTCCTGTTTGCGCAGCATCAACAGAGAAATCTATGTTATCGTTTGTTGTGTCATAAGTAACGGTAATACCACTTTCAGTATTACTAGATACCATGTTATTACCAACTGTATCTCTTACAAATGTTGCAAGTGTAACACCATCAACTGTTATCGCATCAGCTTCTAATGTGCCATCAATGTCTGCGTTGCCACTAATATCTAAAGTAGCTGCATCAAGTTCACCACTAATAGTAATATTTCTACCACCGGTTATATCTTTATTTGAATCTGTTATAATAGCTTTGCTTGCTATTACTGTTCCGTTTGTTATTCCATCAATAAGATTAATGTCTGTTGCACTTGCAGTAACACCATCAAGTATATTTAATTCTGCAGCTGTGGATGTAATAGTTGTACCATTAAAGCTAATACCATCTATATATGCAACACCATCAACATAAATATCTTTCCACTCTTGAGTAGGTGATCCTAAATCATATGTATTGTCATCGTCAGGTATAATATTAGAATCAACCTCACCACCAAATACAATGTTGTCTGTGTTAGCGTCACCAAGAGTTAGTGTGCCACCATTAAATGTTGTTGTGCCAGTAACTGTTAGATTACCACCAACATCTAAATTAGCTCCTAATGTAACGTCACCATCTGCGTCCAGGAATACAGCTTTGCTTGAAGGCAGTGTACAAAATACTGTTTTACTACCGGCTGCAAAATCTATTTTAGTTGTGTTACCTGCTGATGTATCGATTACCGTGGTTCGTGCAAGAGTGTCGGGAGACGCGTCACCAATAGTTCCAATACCTATTTCCCATGTACCGTCTGACTCGTGTACAATAATATAATAAGTTGTATTTGTGTCACCAACACCAGTTACAAACGTTTCAAAACCAGTTGCAGCACCACCTAAAGATATGGTACCCTGTCCAGTTGTCGTTGTGGTTTCTTTGACTCTATCGTTTAGAACTAATGCCATAAAACCTTACCCCGATATTCTTATAATAGCACTACTCGTATCTGCGGCTGGAAATTGCACTGTGAAGGTGCCTGCTGTAGTAGAAAAATCACCACCAAAATCTAACATACATACTGCTGAATCAGTAGCAAGTCCTGCTGTTGCTGCACCACCTGATGATTGATAAATGAGCGCGTACCGCGCTGTTGTAGAAACTGTTGTAAAAGAAGTGTCAGCAAAATCTGCAAACACTATAGATGTAGAAGAACTACCTGTAACGCCGTTATTAGTTAATGTGTTACCTGCTGCAGTATAACCAGAGCCTGATGCATTTGCTGCTTCATTAGTATCGTTGTAACCAGTTATTGCTGATGCAGAAACTGTTTTAGACGATGTGTAAAGAGCAAGTTTATATGTGTCTCCGCCCGATGCACTAAAATTGTGATTACCTTTTAGAAGGTGCTCTTTAAAAACATTACATATTACGTTTGCCATATTTTCTCCTTACGGGTTTACAGATGGAATTGGTATTCTTACCGCTCCATCTCTATATTCTTCACGTCGTTTTTGACCCATTTGTTCTGTTGCTAGTGTCTTGACAGCGTTTTTATAAGACGCTTCGTACAAAGCTAACATGTTATCAGGTCCTTTTAAAAATTTAAAAGCTTCGATTAGGCAGGCATACAACAATGCTGTTGGAGCATTTGTACTAATCCACGTTGAGGTAGTACTTGAAGATAATCCTGTTGGTTGAGCATAATACTCAATGTCCATAGTATAAGCCGCATTTGGTGTAGGTGCAAGAATTAATGAGTCTTCATCGTACGTTGCAAAGTATTTTGGAATACCTGTGCTAGTTCTATTTGGCCAATATTCTGATATAAAGGAAGGGTCTTTTTTCTGTAAAACTATTCTTTCATTATTTGTCAAACCACCTAATGCTCCTGCCGAACTAAATATAGACACAAACCGAATAGCACTAAATAAAGCTGGTGTTGTACCGGGCAATGTTACAAACGGTGTGCTAGCTGTTAATATAGCACTTGCATTTTTCTTATATACGTCAAGGTCTAGCTCCCTGTACAATCTCATTTCAGCATGTTCTATAAAATCATTAACAATAGTAGTTGTTAAAACATTACTATCTGTTTCTGTATAATCTCTTATCTGTGTTACTAGTTCTGCGTATGTTGTCATGGTGTTATTGTTGTAGGTCCTGCATAAGCGCGGAACCCTCCTCCTCTTATATTACCAGTTGTTGCAGTATCTGTCGACACTGAGAACGTATATGTATCTGTGTCTACCACAGTTATTGTGTAACCTGCAGCTGCGTTTATGTTTGTAGCTGTAATACCGTCAAAACTAGTTGCAGCATAAAAACGAACAGTGTCACTTGTTGATCTACCGTGATTTTCTTCTGTTACCGTAATTGTTGAAGAACTAGCAGACCCTGTTTTAAAAGAATCTGTTTTTAATAAATTAGGTGCAGCTGTTTCTGTTCTATCTGGTCTAGCGTCTCTTAGTCCTTGAGCATCAGCTTTGTGAGGTCTAGGCTCTAATTGTGGGTGCTTTGCTTCAAACTCAGAAATATGCACTAAAGAACCGTTCCATTCTTTTACCATTTCTATGTATGGAAATTCTAAACCACTACGATCAGATATAGCTTTTGCTTTTCTTCCTGTTGCAAAATTAGACATTTGGGTAATACGCTTTCGGTGTTATGTGTGTACTTGTAGAAGAACCATCTTCTACTAATGCACGATTTAATTCATCTTCGTAAATCATTTTTAGTTGTGGTACTAGTTCTGGTTTTTCTTTCAATGCCAAATAGTAAGAAAGACCTGATACCATACACGGTACAAAACGATAAGGAACATCACTTGAATTTGTGTAATCTCCAGCGTCTTCTATTCTTTTTACATAATATAAATGAACTTCTGATGCAGCGGCTGTAGCATCTGGTGTTGGATATACACTTACAGTCACACGATCAATAAAACGTTGCACGTAATATTGTGTTGGTTGGCTTTTTGTTAGTTTGTTAGATAACGCAGAATAAGTAGACCTATCTATTTTTGTTAATGCTACATCTGCTTGTGATGTAGTTCCTCTGCTAGTTCTGTATGTTGCCTCAAGTACATCGTCCATACCAAAAATTGTAGAATCTGTTTGTACTGTCGTAGCTTGCGCCCTGTTTGTATCAGAGGTGTCATCTGCCGCACTTCTAAAGAAATGATACTCAGCTTGTCCTTCAACAAGATTTATGTTTGTTTCTTTTAGTTCCCAATAATGCAAACCTCTATTGCCCCATTCTTGAAACATTATGTTTAAAGAACGTCTAGCAGATTTTAGTCTGTTTCCGTTAAGGTCTTGAACACCTAGTCGTTCATAAGCCTCTTCCAGTATCTCATCGATATAGATAGTTTTGTCGAACGTTGAGGTTCCTGAAGAAGTATTCGGCATATGCTACTCCTTATTAAAAAGTTTTACTTAACTCTAATACTATTGTGTAATGATCATGAGCTGTGTGACCA